ATGATCGTATTAGAAAGTTTAAAAAAAACCGCTCACGACTGGGATAAAGCGGACATTGTTTATGCGCTGCGAAAAAAAGGCTGGACACTAAGATCATTAGCAAAAGAAACTGGTGTCAGTTACAGCACATTACGTTCTGCCTTAGACAAGTCTTATCCAAAAATGGAGGTCGTTATTGCAAGCGCCATAGGTGTTGATCCGGAAATAATCTGGACGGAACGATACGCGAGACGCCGATTCAGACCAACACTAAAAATCAATAGATAATAAACCAGCTTTTAAGTTTAGAAAAGAGTTATTTTTATGAGTGTATTAACCTTAAAAGAGTTTTACTCGGTCAAAGAGCTTACCTGCTTTAATCTTAAAAGTTTACCGAGTGCAGCAAAAAATATTATCAGCAAAGCTCAGCGTGAACAGTGGGCGAAAAGAAAAAGAAGCGGTCGAGGTGGTGGATATGAGTATAAATTATCATCGCTACCCCAAGATACGCAGAACGAAATAAAAGATAAATTTGCAAGAGTTGTTGTCAACAAAAAGCCAACAGCTGTCAAAGTAAAAGTTAATGTAGATACCTTAACTGACAAACAAAGGGAAATTGCTGATGCCAGAATGGCAATCGTCATTTATGTACAGGAATTGGAAAAAGCAATGCCTCGGTATAAAGCGATTGCCTATTTTTGCGAACAAGCAAAAGCCGGAAATTTACCAGCTCACATCCAAAACTTAATTACAACTGCCAATGCAAGAAATAAAAATGGCAACAGTCAACGCACATTATCGGCAAGAACACTTAACCAATGGGTGCTTGATTACGATAACAGTAATAATGCGGTAGAACGCCTAGAAAAACTTGCACCGGCACAACGACAAGCAAAAACGCTTGCCGAGCTGTATTGGTTGCCTGATTTCCTGGCTGTGTACCGTAATACTAACGGTGTCAACATTGCCGAAGCCTATGCGCAATATATCTCGCAAGCGGCGGAACATTATGCAGATCAACCTTATATGCTTGAAATTTTGCCATCGCTCTCTGCTGTAAGACGTGGATTGAAAAAACTTAACCCATATATGCGGGCAATCGGACGTAAAACAGGCGCGGAATTACGTGCATTAAATATCTATGTAAAACGCGACTGGTCAGTATTAAGAGCAAATGACGTATGGGTGGGTGATGGACATAGTATGAAAATGAAAGTGGCTCATCCTGATCACGGTCGCCCATTTATCCCTGAATTAACCTTAGTAATGGATACCGCAAGTCGCTATATCGTTGGTTGGTCGGTATCGCTTGCTGAAAACTGTTTGGCGGTAGCCGACGCAATCCGCTACGGTGTCGAAAAACACGGTATCCCGGCAATTTACTACTCAGATAACGGTGGTGGTGAGAAAAACTGGATGTTAGATGCAGACATTACAGGGATTTTGCCGAGATTAGGGATTAATCACCAAACCGGGATACCAGGCAATCCACAAGCACGTGGGATTATTGAACGTGTAAACCAAACTTTAGCGTTACGCATTGCTCGCCAATTTGCCACTTATCACGGCACAGGAGCAGACCGTGAAACAGTACGCAAAACCTCAACCGCTGTCATTAGTTTAGACAAGGCTTTAAGAGATGGACGAACCGAATTAACCGATAAACAGCAGTGGGCAAAAGGCAAATTGCCAACTTGGCAACAGTTTATTGATGCGGTGCAAATTGGGGTGGATTGGTACAACAACGAGCATATCCACCGTGAAATCGGTATGACGCCCGCTCGTAAACGTCAACAGTTATTAAATGATGACGACATTATTAGAGTTACGCCGATTGAAGCTCGCGATATGTTTAGACCGCAGGTGTTGCGTGTAGCACAACGTGGTTGGGTATCACTCTTTAACAACGATTACTTTAGTCAAAAATTGCTGGATGTTGACGGCGAAAAAGTGGTTGTTGCGTTTGATATACACGATGCAAACAGTGTGATTATCCGCAAACAAGACGGCACTTATCTTTGTGAAGCTATCTGGAACGGTAATAAACGTGCCGCATTTGCTGAAACGTTTGTGGATAAAGCTCGCAAAGAACGTCATCAACGCCGAATGAAACTTAAACAAGAACAAGTCGATGAAATCAGAGCGGAAGCCAATCCAGTTATTACGATTGAACATCAACCAAGTACTGATTTATTGCACAGTTTAAACCAAGTCATAAAACAGAAAAACGAAGAACGGGTCGCAATACTGCCGTCCGAGCTTGAATATCAACGCAAAAAAGCAATGGGAGCATAAAGATGAAAATACATTGCATGAAAAACGAGAAGAAAAGGGAGCCGGCATTGCGTGTACCTCGTTATAAATATCTTGCTGTGTTATCTGAACTACTTGATTGCTTAGAACAGATTGACGAACCGAAACGCGATGAATTTTTAAAATTAGCGATGATTGCACGATTAATGACATTAGAACCAGGTGAACAATTAGTGCTAACGCTGGATGGAATAGAACTCATTATTGAATTGGTATAACTCAAAAAGGACTACAAGATGAAAGAACAATTACTGCATTATATGGAGCAAACAGGCGCAACGCAAACCCAAGTTGCCAAAGCACTCGGTAAAAGCGTTGCCGTAATTAACCAATACCTAAAAGGCACTTATCAGGGGCGCACTGATGAGGTAGATGATGCTGTTAAACGCCTGCTCGAACGCCATAAAGACAAAGTGATTGAACGCAAATTTAACAGCAAATTTGTGATGACCTATGCCGCACAATGCTGTCAAGACGTCGCACGTTTTGCCCATACCGATGGCGATATCAATGTTATCACCGGTGCGGCGGGGCTGGGTAAAACACAAGCATTAAAAGATTATGTTAGACAAAATCCCGATGTGGTAATGATTGAGGTTGAGCCAAGTTACTCGCCAAAAGTGTTACTAAAAACAATCTGCCAAAAAATCGGGGTGAATGACACCGGCTTAAATCACGAATTGTTTGAGCGTATAAAAGGCAAATTATGTCAAGGTAGGCTGTTGATTGTAGACGAGGCAGAGCTATTAAGCACAAAAAGCCTAGAGTATCTACGCCGTATCAATGATCTCACCCAATGCGGTGTGGTGTTAGCCGGAATGCCTCGCCTTATCGTAAATCTAAAGGGTAAATATGGCGAATTAGCCCAGCTTTACAGCCGTGTGTCATTAGCGATTGATCTCGGCAATGCCCTCAACGAAGAAGATATTGCCAAACTGGCAGAAAGCGGCATCGGCACAGCCCAATTTAACGACCAACTCTACAAAGCAAGCAAAGGCAACGCCAGACGCTTAAACAAATTAATGCGTGGGGTTATTAGATTATCCGAAATGCACCAACGCCCAATCGATGAAACCCTAATCAATAGTTATGCCGATATGTTAATCCACTAAGGAGGACAAAATGACGAAAAACCAAGCCAGACAAGCCATTTTAAATGTTGCCTACGCCTTAAGACGCGAGGGCGTAAAAATCATTAAAAGCACTACAGGGCGTTACCCGACAATGATTGTCCTCTGCCCAAGCGAACGGCTAAGAGCAAAAAGTGTTGAGGTCAAAACGAAATATAAAGGGATTGAGCAAACGTGGAATGTCGCCAACGAAAGCGGTGTGAGCGTGTATTGGTAGGAGGAATTATGGCACGCCGTCAAAAAATTTATGCCGTCTATAAGGGAGAGCAAAATTTAGCAGACGGCACAGCAGATGAATTGGCACAAAAACTGGGGGTGAAACGTAATTTTATCTACAAAATCAACAACAAACACTACTTAGCAAAATATAGCGACAAAAACACAAGATTAATTGCAATCAAAATTGAGGATTAAAAATGCAGGAAAACATCAAAAAAATTTACCGCAGTAACAAAAAATTATTTGAACGGCATTGTTATTTATTTGCAATAAAAGCAGCAAATTCCCCAGAGGCGCTAGTTGAGGCGCTTACAGAAGGTATACACCATTTTGAAGTGAAGAAATTTACCGGCTGGGTAGAAGTGAGAGCGGTATTAAATAACCAAATGACAGTAACAAAAAACGAGGAGAAAAGAAGATGGCACTAAAAACCAGACTAAAAAGCGACACCGTGCGCTACACAACGCGTGAAGAAGTCGAAACCGCCATTAAAGAAGTGGGTGATTTACAGCGTGAATTACAACGTGTTGCCACTCATCAAAATGATGAACTGGCGGCAATTACCGAAAAATACGCACCACAAATTGCCGATTTACAGGCGCAAATCAAGCCATTGCAAAAAGCGATTGAAATTTGGTGTGAAGCCAATCGTGCTGAACTCACCAACAACGGCAAAACAAAAACGGGCTCGTTTAATACTGGGGAAGTCCAATGGCGACAACGCCCACCAAGTGTATTAATTCGCAAGGCGGAAGATGTCTTAGAACGTTTACGCCAGTTAGGCTTAACTCGCTTTATCCGCACCAAAGAAGAGCCGAATAAAGAGGCAATGTTAGCAGAGCCAGACATTGCAGCCACTGTAACAGGGATCACAATTAAAAAAGGTGTTGAAGATTTTGTGATTACGCCATTTGAGCAAGGGGGGCAGTGATGTTTAAACGATATTTTACGTTTGAAAAAGTAATGTCTGCATTATTTCTCACGTTTAGCGTACTGTCAGTCCCTTTTTTCATTATGAATTTTAAAGTGGGCATTATTTGTTTTCTTGATGCAATTTTGTTCCTGTTTTGGATTGTATGGTATGAAGTCCGAAATTTAAAAGACTGGGGGCGTCAAAATGTCGAACAGCTTGTGCAGAGTGCTGAAGCTACTGCTCGAGCTGCTTATAAATTAAAGAACACACAGGCAGAAAATTATTTATTAATGGTAAAGAGGTGAAATAAATGGATGTAAATATCTTAATTTTTTTGATTGGGATTTTAGTTTTGATTGGTTGGATCTGTTGGTTAACAACGAAATTATAAAGCCCTTTTCAACACGCTTTAAAGCCGATTTAAGGCGTGTTTATAAAGTGTTTTAACTACAAAACAGGAGCAAAAATGCAACAAACTTATCAAGAAGCAGCCGAAAGTGCGGCAATGCTAGAGCGTGCAGGGAGTTACGGCGAAGCGGCAATTTACTGGCAGCGTGCGTCAAGTTTAGCTAAGAAAGAGATTAACTGCAAATGGGCGTTAAACCGCAGCCAATTTTGTAACCGAATGAAAACAAGACCGTTTAAGGGGGCGTAATGATAAATAAATACCTGGTAAGAGTCTATGGCGTGATTGAAATCGCAGTAGAAGCCGAAAGCATTGAGCAAGCAGCGGAATGTGATTTAAGCTGTCTAGATCTGAACGCAATGCCTCATCACATTACCGAAATTGCCGAGATTGTGGAGATTGAAGAACTATGACAACACAAAAACAAAACGAGCTAGCATTAAAGCTCAATGTGATGATCGGACAACTGCAACAAGCAATGCAAGCGATTAACACAGGCAACTATATCGCCGCAGGTGTGTATCTGGATCTGGTGCAAAATCAACTGCCAAAGGCAAGATGGCAAGTAAGGGGCTAAAGATGAAAATAACAGATGATGAGATTTTAGCGTATATCTGGGATGAAACACTAGGTAGGGTTGCTCGAAATGCAGTTATACACTATATGGGGCATAAGCTAGGCACTTATGACATTAATGAGTTAAGAGATGATGATGTTGAGCTGATCGCATTGTTACATCGCACTAACCTTTATGCTGGTGCGACATTAAGTAAAAGCCAATTTAGAGTACGCCTTAACCAACTGGTTAATCAAGGAAGAATATTACCTAGATTAGGCAAAGATAGTAAAGCTTTTGTGATCAACGCAGATGTCAAAGCCGTTGTAATCAGTGCAATTACATTTTGGCAAAATGCAGGGCTACCATTTGATTATACCGATGAAACAAGAACTTGTATGAGAACAATCCCCGCTGAAAGCATTAATGTCTTTAATTTAACCACAGCGTGTTATCGATTACTTAGATGCGAATATCCAATTTATCAAATGAAAGGGGAATAAAAATGAAATCCTTTACCTTAGTTTTAACGGCAACCTTTGATTTTCGTGATGATGAGACAGCTGAAATAGGTATTCAGTGGTCTATCGAGCAAGGGAAAATGTTATCAGAAGCACCCAAAAAGCTAAATTTTACGATTAGGAAATTGATGAAAGATTGCATTTACGCATTGCCTATTTTATCCCATTTTTTTGAGAAGTTTAGCCAAGAGATGCAAACCGTTACGGCTACTGCAAGCGTGAAGTTTGAAGGGGAAAATGAGGACTGGCAACTGGCTTTTTCCGCGTCAGAAAAAAACGAAGCAAACGAATATATCCAAGGATTGCTTTTTGGATTGCTAACACAGAGAAATGAACTTTTGCGAAAGATAAAGTTATTGGAAAAGGAATTGTATTAACGCTCATAAACAGGGGAAAGCAAATGAAACATAACATTGATCTAAAAAATGATTTTGATACTGCTGTATTAGCTTTTATCAAAACGGTTTATATCCAATCTAAATATGATAAAGATAAAGTGCGGGTTTTATTTGCTGATGAGGTGGTTGAAGCAGTTATGCAAGTGGTTGATATAACAGAGAGAAATAAGGAGTAAATAATATGCCAAATTGGTGCGTAGGTGATTTAAAAATCAGAGGTAAAGTTGAAAATATTGCTCAATTTTTAACTGAATGTATTGAAGGCTGTACCGTACTAGGGGGTGACTCTAACTATTTAGAGGTTGAAAATATTAGAGGACAAATCATTAAAGGTGCAGGGCGAGTTTATTGTGATAACTCAGATGGAGTGATTGGGGGGCGTAGATCATCTGAAAATTACGTGTTCGTTATCCCTATCATTGCGGCGTGGAGATTAGGAGAATCTGAACTAATTGAGTTAAGTACACGTTTTAACGTTGATTTCCGTTTTTATGGCTTTGAAGGAGGAATGCCATTTAATCAGGAACTAGAGGTGGTAAAAGGCAAGGTAACGTTAAGTAAGTGTATTGAATTTGATGATTATACTTGGGAATGTCCTTGCCCAAGACTTGGTGGGTAAATTTAGAACCCATTTACCGCCCTTTGGTTCAGAGGGCGGAATAATGTGTTTTAACCCCGTTTTAAAAGGAGTTTAAAAATGAAATGTAAATGCCCTGCGTGCGGGGCGGTGTTGTCGTTAGATGTGTTGTTGCAACACGAGCAAGCGAGCCTTGCGGTGATGAATGCCTTATCGCTCAATGGTGAGTTTGGACGCTTAGCAGTGCAATATTTAGCCCTATTCCGCCCTGAAAAATCCGCACTCACAATGGATCGCTTAGCGAAACTACTCAGTGAGTTGGTTAGCGAAGTGCAAACCGGACAATTTTACCGCAATGGACAGAGCTATAACGCCCCGCTTGAATGCTGGATTGACGGCTTAACCATTGTGCTGAACAGTCGCCATAATATCAAACGTCCGCTGACCTCACACGGCTATCTCTATGAGGTAATGACCAAATGGCAACCAAAAAACAGCAACAATATGATGAACGGACAAATAAATAACCAATCCGCATCGCGACCATTTAGCAGCAAAACCGGCAAAGCCTTGCAAAATTTAGCGGAGTTTGCCAATGGCTGACGAAAAATGGCTAAAACGAACCGTAGCTCAAGGGTTGGGAAAATTGGTGGTGTTACGCCTTGCCAACCAACCGCCCGAAGAGATGATCAAGGCTACGGCAGAAGTGTGGGTGCAGGTGATTTTAAGCCAACGCCTTTATGGCGGCTGGCAAGAAAAAGAGGATAAATGGCGAATTGAACAGGCGTTTATGCGGTTATGTGCAGAATGTGAGCGTTTCCCCGCCCCGAAAATGCTCTTAGACCGTCTGCCCAACCGAAAAATAGCGGAATTACCGCCACCAGAGCCAAAACCGCTCACCCCGGCACGGCGAGAACAACTGGCGAAAATGTTTGCAAAACTAAAAGGAGCAATCAATGTTGAATAATGCTTACCGTAAACGGCTGATAGCGTTGGTACATATCGGCAAAACACAACTCAAAATGGACGAAGCAACCTATCGCCTGTTTTTGCAAAACACCGTAAACAAAAACAGCTGTAACGAAATGGATCAAACGGATTTGCACAACGTATTACAAACAATGGCAAAAATGGGAGCAAAAGTACAACTGCCGTTTTGGCAAAATCGCCCCAGCCCAAAGGCGGATAAAAAGCTCTATCTTGCCAAAATTACCGCACTATTGGCGAAACATCACTTACCGCCACAATATGCAGACGGCATAGCAAAACGGGCATTTAACATCGACCAAGTGCAATGGCTGACTGTTTGGCAGTTGAAAAAAGTGATCCAAATGTTGTCGGTGTATGACCGTAAGAACAAGTTGTAATTTATTTTGCATAAGTATAAATTAAAGGCTCGGTTGAAGCCTTTTTAGTGGAGATAATATGAAAAAATTAATATTTGTAATGCTATGTAGTATGCTTTCATCGTCTGTTTTTGCAATGACAGATGAGGCAAAAAATGAATTAACAAAAGCATTGCAAGGAGATTATCAAACCTTAAGAAATGTAGCGTTTGCGATGAAAAATGGTTCTTTCGGACACGATAAAAATCCGATTGCAGGGTGCGCATTGCGTAAAATAATTTTAATAGTAAACCAAGGCGAAACAGATGCTGGTGATTATAGCAATGAGTATGTAGATTGTAAGGCATTATCACCAAGTGATGCTGAACAAGCTTGGAAAACCACCTTACAACTTTTGCCTACAGTATTAAAAGCTAAATCAAATTAACATTTAATCCCAGCATAAAGCTGGGATTTTTTCTGTCTATTAAAAAAGTCTAAAAGTGAGTTTTTAGGAAATCCTATGTTTTAATAGCCTCCAAACAACATCTTAGGAGGGCTTAAATGGATCAACTAACACTTAATGATGTGCGTCACTGCTTGCCGGAAGTGGTGCTGGAGATGATTGATGTGCTGGGTTTCGCCGACACACAACAAGTGATCGACAAATTTGGTGGCACACGGCTCTATTTTATGGATAAAGCACGCTACTATAAATTAATCAAAGAAACCATAAATGAAAATGTCGCCAATAAAATGCGTGATTTTTTTCGCACTGAATCCGTTTATATCCCCCGCTGTGATGTTGCCTTGCGGTTATTGCGTAATATGCAATTTAAAGCGGAATATGACTGTCTGGTGGATAGCGGAGTGAGCGGCAGAATGGCAATGGTGCAACTCTGTCCAAAATATAATATCACTGACCGCACCGGCTGGCAGATTTTAAAAGGGCATTGGCAGCAAGCCTATCAACAAGATTTGTTTTAGTACGGTGCTGAAATACCGCGCCGGTCCTCTCCTCTGTTTTTGTCAGAAAATACCTTAACGATTAATCAGTTGAGGTATTTTTTATGTCTTTTCCAATCTCATTAATTGTGGTGCATTGCAGTGCCACACAAAACGGCAAATCACTGCGTACCAAAACACAGACTGCCGCACAAGTCATTGATGGTTGGCACGCCAAACGTGGTTTTAAACGTCGTGCCAATCCGCCTATGTTTAACTCACATTTGCAACACATCGGCTATCACTTTGTGATTGATGTTGATGGTACCGTCGAAACCGGTCGTCAAATCGGTGAAATCGGCGCACACGTCAAAGGGCATAACGCCGGCTCAATCGGCATTTGCTTAGTTGGCGGCGTCACCATCGACGGCAAAAATTACGGACGCTACACCACCAAACAGTGGCAAGCATTGCACCGCTTATTGCGTGAGTTAGAAGCCAAATTCCCGCGTGCAAAAATCTGCGGACATCGTGACTTAAGTCCAGATCTCAATGGAGATGGCAAGATTACGTCAAATGAGTGGATTAAAGACTGCCCTTGTTTTGATGTTTGGAGCTGGCTTGATAGTGAGCAAGTGATTAACCCAGACCATCTATTTAAGGAGTGACGATGACGATTAATACATTATCTATCATTTTGACTGTATTGATAATCGGCATTTGTTTTGAGGTTGGCAAAGCGATTGGGGCTTATCTTGTAGATGAAATCCGGTGGTGCTATCAACGTCGGCAGCTCAAAAAGCGAGGTAGCAAAAAATGAAACTGACGGAATTAATCACTAACGATAACGGTCGCCTAAGCACCACCGCCTTTATCCAGTTTTTTGGTGCGGTATTAATGGCGGGCGTCCTGACTTATTGCGTCTATCTCGACCGCAGTTACACGCCCGAACTCTTTATGACTTTCGCCATTTTTTGTGGCGGGGGCGTGGCGACTAAAGGGTTTGCCAATGCGATTAAAAATAAAGGGGGTAATTAATGTGGCAACTTTACGCATTAGCTGTTTTTGTCGCTGCATTTGTGGTCGGTTATCTGCACGCCCGCTGGCAGGGTAAAAAAATCGCAGAACAAGCAAAACAGATCGAACAAGTACAAGCCGAAGCCAAAGCGATTGCGGAGGAATTAGACAATGCAGAACAACGTAAAAAGATTGAGCAAGCTAACCGCCGTCTTACTGCTCACGGCGTTGATGAGCAGTTGCAGTCAAAAGGCTGGTATCGTGAGGATTAGCGGCTGCGCCTCGTTTGGTTTGATCTATCCAAGCCGTAAAGACACAGACGATACCAAACGCCAAGTGTTAAATCATAACCTCACTTACGAGCGGGTGTGTGGAGGGCAAAATGGATCTGCAAATTAGCGGCGAATGGGTCTTTAACGGCGTGGTGTCGATTGCGGTTACCTTTGTAGGGTTTTGGCTACGCTCGGTCAAAGAGGAACTCAAAGAGCTAAAAAGTGAGTGCAAAGATATCCGCAATCAATATCAAACCAAAGAGTTGGCGAAAGTGCAGTCTACACACACGGATAGCATTTTGGCAGAAATCAGGGATGAGCTTAAAGCAATGAATCACAAATTGGATAAAAAGGTGGATAAATAATGTCAGCAAGAATGCAAAAACGGTTAATGCAGCAAAATACAAATGCCAAATTGGACGAATTACTGGATTTGAGCAAGGAAGCCAACCGCAAAATTGACCGGATTGGTGAGCGCGTTGATAACATCGACCACCGCTTATCCTCGCTTGAAATGCAGGTCGGCAAAGTGACCACCAAAGCCTTTGTCGCCGGCGGTTTAGGTGGTGCGATTGTGACCGTCGGGATTGAGTTAATTAAAGCAAAATTTGGAGGCTAATAATGGCGCACGATGCACAAACTAAGGCATTTGTCCGCCGTTATTATGTGTTTGACTACTTAACGTTGGAACAGGCGGCGGAAAAAGCCGGTGTTTCTTTTCCAACCGCACGCCGTTGGAAAAAACAAGCTGAAGTAATGGGCGATGATTGGGACAAGGTACGTGATGCACAATCCATCGCCGGCGGCAAAATCGAAGAAGTTGCGAAAGGAATGCTCACCCGTTTTGTGTTGCATTTTTCGAGCGTGATGGACGAGTTGGAGAAATCCGAGTTGCCACCGTCTGAAAAAGCGGAGTTATTAAGCGGCTTAGGCGATAGCTTTACCAAAATGACCGCCGCAAGCAAACGAATTTTACCCGAAGTCTCCGAGTTAGCCGTTGCACTTAAAACGGTTGAGTTATTAGGTGAATTTATCCAAGTCAACAAACCACAACTATTAAGTGAGTTTGTTGAATTACTGGATGCATTCGGTCAAGTCCTCAATAAGGAATTTAAATAGTGAATTTATTGACCTTTATTTGTGTAATTTTAGCCTGTCTCTCTGCCCGTGATGGTGGTGCGTGGGGTTGGTGGGTATTATTAGCTGTCTTGGTGAGTGATTGATGAAAAGCAAAGAATTTATCAAAGAGTTAGCCGCGTATGCGGATAGTTTACGCCAGAAACTCGAAGCCTCGTTTGACGGTTGGGATGATAATCCGAAAGCTGTCGCAGAACGGCGGGCTAAGGTATTGGATAAAGAACAGGGCTATGATTATTTTGTGAGCCACTATTTTCCGCATTATGTACGTTCTACCTCAAAATCACAGTTGCACCGCTATTTATTTGCCCGTTTACCGCAAATCTTACAGCAGTCAAAAAGCTGTTTAGATGCGATTGCCGCACCGCGGGGTGAAGCAAAATCGACGTTAGTCTCACAATTATTTACGCTCTACTGTCTGATTACGCAACAAAAACGTTATTGCTTAATCGTGATGGACAGTATCGACCAAGCCTACCCCATGCTTGAGGCGATTAAGGTCGAGCTTGAATTTAACCAACGCTTACGCATTGATTTTCCCGAAGTGGCAGGGCAAGGACGGGTGTGGCAAGCGGCAACCATTATCACCAACGCCAATCAAAAAATCCAAGTGGCTGGGTCGGGCAAAAAATTACGGGGCTTACGCCATGGGGCGTATCGTCCAGACTTGGTTGTACTTGATGATATTGAGAATGATGAACAAGTTCGCAGTCCTGACCAGCGGGACAAATTGCACAACTGGTTAAAAAAGACCGTATTACCGCTTGGCTCTGCTGACGGGAAGCTAGACATTGTTTACATTGGCACCATCTTGCACTACGACAGCGTGCTGAATCGTACCCTTGCGAGTAAAGCGTGGCATACCGCCAAATTTAAAGCGTTAATTAGCCTACCGGACAATATGGCGTTGTGGGATAAGTGGGAAGCCTTTTATCTCAATGAAGGCGAAGCGGTTGCCGATGCGTTTTATCTTGCGAATAAAGCTGAAATGGATGCAGGCTCGGAAATCTCTTGGGCTGCTCGTCCACTGCTCACGCTAATGAAAATCCGTGCCAGAGACGGACACAGCACGTTTGATAGCGAATATCAAAATGACCCAATCAGCAGTGATGACGCAATATTTGCAAATAGTATCCAGTATTGGACCACATTACCGGACAATTTAATTTATTACGGCTCACTTGATCCGTCAATGGGTAAAGCGGGAGCAAGCCGTGACCCGTCCGCGATTTTAGTGGGTGGTTATCATCGTCCAACCGGCAAATTGTATGTAGTTGAGGCACAAGTCAAAAAACGCTTACCTGATTTAATGATTGAGGATGTGATCAGGCTACAACAACAGTATCAATGTAAACGCTGGTTTGTCGAAACGGTACAATTTCAGGAATTTTTTAAGGATGAGCTGGTAAAACGTTCAGCCCAGCGTCATTGCCCTGTCCCCGCGACCGCCGTAAAACCAAACACGGATAAGATGTTACGCATTGAAAGTCTGCAACCGCATATCGCAAACGGCTTAATTTTACTGCATCAATCACAGTCAACGTTGATTTCGCAGTTACGCCATTTCCCGAAAGCGGATCACGATGACGGCCCGGATGCGTTGGAAATGTTGTGGCGGAATGCACTGACCAATTCAACACCGATTGAGTGGCACAGTTTGCAAGAGAGCGATATTGACAGCGATTTTGATGAACAGGACGAAGATTTATACAGTATTTGGCGGAGTTAATAATGGCAAAGAAAAAGCATAAACAACGGCAACAGCAAAAATTACTACAACAGAAAAATTTAGATACCGCACTACAAACGGCACGAATAACCGAAACCGGTCGGATTATTGCTGACCACCCAAGTAACAAAATTACCCCAACAAAAATGCGGGCTATCTTTGAGGCAGCGGAAAACGGTGATCTGAAAGAACAACACGAGCTTTTCGTCGATATTGAAGAACGGGACAGCGATATTGCTGCCAACATTGCCACTCGCAAACGTGCGGTACTCACCTTTGACTGGCACATCGCCGAACCTCGCAATGCCACACCGCAAGAAGAAGCATTACAGCAAGAGATTGACGAACTCTTTTACCAGATAACCAATTTTGAAGATTTGGTAATGGATTTAATGGATGCAGTTGGACACGGTTTTGTGGCGTTGGAAATTGATTGGCAGTTTATCAATGGCAAATGGCTACCGAAACGCTTTATCCACCGCCCTCAATCGTGGTTTAAACTCGACAAAGACGATACCTTATTGCTCAAAACGCCAACTAATTTTGAGGGAGAACCATTACAACCCTATAAATGGATTGTGCATACCCATAAATCACGCTCGACTCAATTAGCTCGCGTGGGGCTTTATCGCACGTTGGCGTGGCTTTATATGTTTAAACATTATTCCGTCCACGACTTTGCCGAATTTCTAGAACTCTACGGTATGCCAATCCGCATCGGTAAATATGGTGCTGGGGCAACCGAAGCAGAAAAACGCACTTTGCTGAGAGCATTAGCACAAATTGGACATAACGCCGCCGGTATTATGCCGGAGTCAATGGCGGTGGAATTGCATAATGTTGCCAATGGCGTCAGTCAAGGAAACAATCCATTTTTGCAAATGGTCGACTGGTGCGAAAAATCCATTGCTCGTTTGATTTTGGGGCAAACTTTAACCTCCGGTGCGGACGGCAAAAGCAGCACCAATGCACTCGGGCAAGTGCATAACCAAGTACGTCGTGATTTGTTGGTATCCGATGCCAAACAACTTGCACAAACTATCACACAGCAAATTATCCTGCCGTATTTGCAGATTAACATTAATCCGAATATCGACCCGATGCGGATACCGTATTTTGAGTTTGATACCAAAGAAGTCGAAGATTTAACAAAATATGCCGAAGCGTTGCCAAAATTAGTGGAGGTTGGGGTGAAAATCCCGGAACAATGGGTGAGAGATAAACTCGGCATTCCGGAGCCAGAAGAAAATGAAACGATTTTAACCGCAATTAAAACCGAGTTTAAACCTGATTTAAAAACAGCGCAAAACGCATTATCGGCACATCCGGCAGGATGTCGTTGTGGTTGTCAACAAGGGATTGCATTGTCAGCGGCAGATAATGAACAACAACTACTGGATAGTGAGCTGGATAAGGCTCTGGCAGATATTGATTTTAACGCACAGCTTGACCCAATAGTCAAACAAGTGGTTGGTGTATTGCAAAAAGCAGAAAGTTATGAAGCAGCTTTTGAAGCATTAACACAACTCTACCCGAACTTAAACAGCCAACAACATCAAGATTACCTCACAAAAGCGATCTTTTTGTCGGAATTATTAGGAGCGCACAGTGTCGGACATTAATTTTGCTTTTGGTCTTCCCCCTGAAAAAGCGATTGAATTTTTAAAACAAAAACGGCTGTTTTTAAATGGTGTTGATGTTGACGAGTTGCAATTAAGTGCGAGAGGACGAGCGGCGAAAATTGCGAATCTCACCTGTCTTGAGATGATGCAAGATATCTATCAATCATTAGCCGACGCCAAGGCGGAGGGGAAAGCCTTTGGGCAGTGGCGCAAAGACTTGCTTGGTCATCTCGCGAAAAAAGGGTGGCTACAAACGGAAAAAGTCGGGCGTAAGCAAGATACTTATATTGCCGACCCTAAAACCGGAGAGGTGTTCGGTACACCGTGGCGGCTTAATACCATTTATCGCACTAATGTGCAAACCGCTTATTCCGCACAACGTTATCAACAGCAGCGTGATAATGCGATTGACCGTCCTTATTGGCAATATTCCGCCATCGGCGACAGTCGTACCCGTCCAAGTCACGCCAACTTAAACGGACGCATATATCGTTATGATGATCCGTTTTGGCACACTTTCTATCCGCCAAACGGTTTTAACTGCCGTTGTTCGGTGATTGCTTTAAGCCAACGACAACTTGACAGCGAACATCTCACGGTAGAAACCGCCGAATTAGAAAGCTATGTTAATGAAAAAACAGGTTACCGCACCACCGGCGTGAAACTCGGCGATCAGCTGTTTACTGCCGACAAAGGTTTTGATTATCACGCCGGACGCAGTGTGTATAAACCGAATTTGGATAATTACCCCGAAGCCTTAGCCTATCAATTTGCCAAACGGGAAATGAGTGGGGAGAGTTTTAAGTTGGGTTATCAACAGCTTGAAAAAGAATATCGACAGCTAAAAACAGATTTGAATTTTAGTGGGAAATTAACAAATACCCAAATACAACAAATCAGTAACCATTTGCGACTTGAGTATAAATTTTCAGCAGGGATGTTGAATGTGACAGATAAAGCTAGACTAGGAAGCAAAACTGCTACGGTATGGCTTTCTGATGCCACTTTAATTAAACAGTTTAATAGTCGTGAAGGACAGGATTTTGATGTTGATATTTATGCAATGTTACCGGATTTAATTTATGAGCCTGATGTTATATTGAAATCAGATTCTAATGAGGCTTTAAGTAAAATATATTTTTTCAAATATATAGCTGAACATTGGCATATGGTAGTAGTGAAACATTTGAAAAATTATAATGAGTTGTTTGCTGAGAGTTTTCGTATTACTAATGAGAAAGAATTAAAAAAATTTAGAAAACAATATAAAACAATAAAATAGAACCACCGGGCAGGGCTCGAAATCACCTGCACACAATCCCCGGTACTCTTTCAACCGTTCGTTTGCGATCGTCGAGATTATCATCGCTTTTCCGGTGGCTAGAAGGGATATTACTATGATTAAAATAGAAGTCAATAATGTTGAACAACTCCTCAAACAATTAACCGCATTGAGTCAAGGCGTAGTTTATAAAGCCCCGTTAATGCGGCAAATTGCCGGCACAATGCAAACCGCCGTTGATCGCAATTTTGCGGCAGGTGGTCGTCCGAAATGGTTAGGGCTAAAAGCAAGACAAGGTAAACCGTTAATTGATAGCGGCGAATTACGCAATAGCATTAATGCTCGTTGGGACAATGATTATGCAATGGTTGGCACTAATCTGCCTTATGCCGCACTGCATCACTTTGGCGGCACAGTCAAAGCAAAGCGAGCAAAATACCTGAAATTTAAGGTTGGCGATAATTGGGTACAGAAAAAACAGGTGGCTATTCCTGCTCGTCCGTTTATGCAATTAACCGAAGCAGATGAAAAGGAGATTATTGACGATATTCAAGCCTATTTCCGGAAATTGCTTTAAAGCCGTCTAAAACGCCCATAGCGGCGTTTTTAGTCTTACCAGTACAATTTAATCATTCAAAATTTTTTAAAAAAAATTAAAAGCGATTTAAAAAGATTTAAAAAGGGTCTTAAACCTTATCCTTTCCGATTTGTTCTTTTCCTCAAAAAAACAGTGCTGCTGAAATTGTGCAGCAGGTCTGTTTTTTACCATCCGTTATGCTGTCATCCTCAACAGTAAGAGGATAAACCAATGAAATTAACTGCCATTGCTTGTAGCGAGATTAAACAGCCCAACGGACGCATTCAGCTATTCCCGTATGGTCGCTTTTATCCGTCAGACGGGCGAGCTGAGGGCAAAGGAGGCTGGTATGTAGATGATACTAATGGTTATGCACTAGCGGAACAAATCAATCAATCCAAAATCAAGATGATGATTGATTACGAACATCAAACCTTATTTATCGCCCAAAACGGACAAGGTAACCCGGCAGCAGGTTGGATTAGCAAAGCCGAATACCTCTCGGGCGAAGGTCTGTTTGCCGATGTAGAGTGGACGACAAAAGCTACCACACAGATCAAAAACAAAGAGTACCGCTACATCTCACCTTACTTTTACACCGACAATGACGGCAAAGTGCTGGAAGTCATCAATGCCGCCTTGACGAACCGCCCGGCATTGCACGAATTACACGAAGCGATTGCCACATCTCAACTTAATCATCAACAAAAGGAAAATACAATGCTGAAATTATTGCAAGCATTATTTGATTTACCTGATGCCTCCGAAGAAGTCATCAAAGAAAAATTAACGGCATTATCTGCCGAAAAAACCAAAGCAGGGATTGCACTGAGTGCTGTCTATGGCGAATTGGCGACACAACAACAAAAAGCGGTGGCGTTATCCGCACAAGAACCCGACCCAACCAAGTATGTCGCACTGTCTGAAATGAAAGCCGTACAAGATGAATTACGCACGTTAAAAGAGAGTGTAACCGCTGACAAAGTCGAAAAAATGGTCGAGGTGGCGTTATCAGAGGGGACATTACTCCCGGCACAAAAAGAGTGGGCAGTGAAACTTGGCAAAGTCAATCTACAAGCCTTATCCGATTATTTATCGGTTGCCCCGAAACACAATCTCGGAGAAAAACAAGCTAAAGGTGACCCAAATGGGCAAAAAGTCGCACTGTCTGCTGAAGATAAGCACGTCGCTAAAATGTTGGGATTGACCGAAGATGAATATATCAAAAATAAAGCATTAGGAGCATAAGCTATGACTATCGAGTTTAAAAAATCGGAAATTTTAAAAAGTTTAGATACTCAATTTCGCGCAGAGTTTAGTAAAGGGATTGCGCATATTGCACCGCAATACCCGAAATTAGCGATGACCGTGCCGTCTAACACCGCCACCAATACTTACGGCTTTATGCGTGCATTCCCACAGTTAATTGAGTGGGTCGGCAAACGTACTATCAAAAATATGTCAGCTGTTGGTATGACGCTTGAAAACAAAAAATACGAAACAACAGTTGGCGTGCCGCGTGAAGCGATTGAGGACGACCAAGTGGGCTTATTCCGCAATATGATGGCACAAGCCGGACAATCCGCCGCTGAATTGCCGGACAGCTTACTGTTTAAATTATTGTTAGCCGGCGAAAGCACCTTGTGTTATGACGGGCAAAACTTTTTTGATACCGATCATCCGTTTTATCAAGATGTGGACGGCACCAATCCGGGTACGGCACAAAGCAATATCACTACAGGCTCAGACAGCGGTGCAAAATCGTGGTATGTGTTTGATACCAACAATGTAATCAAACCGTTTATTTTCCAAGAACGCACCAAACCGGAATTTGAAGGCAAATTTGATCCGTCTAAATCCGACACCGTGTTTATGGAAGACGTCTACCTCTGGGGTGTACGTTACCGTTGTAATGTTGGTTTCGGTTTTTGGCAACTCGCACACAAAGCCAAACAGCTTAATCTCACCGCCGATAATGTGATGGCTATCCTCACTAAGATGACCACGCTGAAAGCAGATGGTGGCGCATTTGTTAATGTTCGTCCAACCACACTGGTTGTTCCACCAAGTCTTGAAAAAGCGGCATTAGACATTTGCAAAGCAGATGTGATTAACGGCACCACCAACGTGCTTAAAGGTCGCTTAGATGTGATGGTCTCCCCGTACATTATTGAATAAGGAGTAAACAATGGCGAAACGAACCGACAAAACACCTGATGCCGTCAACGATGAAGTAATGCAAGAGGATATCAATCAAAACGAAGAAAATACGGTGGATAATGCCTCAACAAAAGAGACCGAAAAAGATGGGCAAGACGCTATCAATAGCAATGTCTTTGAGCCAGTTGCCGTCGAAGTGTTGCTACGTGCAAATCATCCGCAAGAGAGTTACGGACGCATTGGGCGTCGGTTTAACAAAGATACGCCTGTTGTGATTGAGTTAAAGGACTTAAGCGGCGAGGAGGTCTTTGCCCTTGAACAAGATGCCTGGCTTGAAACAACGTATATCGGGTGATGATGATGTATGCCACAGCAGAGGACTTTGTCTTACGCATTGGTGAACAACAAGCGATTGAATTAACCGACCGTGATCGTACTGGGGAGATTAATCAACAAGTGCTTGCGGTTGCACTGGCTGATAGCAGTAGTCAGATAGATGGTTACTTACTTGGGCGCTATACCCTACCGTTGGCTAGTATCCCGGATAACTTAGTCCGCATTTGCTGTGATATTGCTCGTTATCGTTTGGTCAGTATGTCTGAGGTAACGACAACCGACGAGATTATCGAGCGTTATAAGCTCTCGCTTAAAGAGTTAGAGCAAATTGCGAGCGGTAAAATCTCACTCGGGATTGAATCTAACGAAGTGCAAACAGAAGACAGTGTTGGCGTGATGTTTAGTAATCCAGGTAACAGGATATTTAGTCGTGATAACTCAAATTGAGCAAGCGTTAATTAATCGGCTAGCACGTGGGTTGGGAAAACTGACTTATCGGGTGGATAGCTATCACGGTGAGTTAGACGATGCCACGATTGATGTGCGTCGTTTACCAGCCGTGTTAGTGACATATGGTGGCTCACGGATTGAGCGTGCTAGTGTCTCTGCTCGCGGACATCGTCACAAAAGTACAGATACGTTTGTTGCGATTGTAATGGTGCGGTCATTACGCAGCAATCAAGCTGCGCGACAAGGTGGAGTGGCGAAATTTGAGGTCGGAGCAAATCAACTGGTTTATGCGGTGTTGCGATTACTTACAAATCAAACGCTGGATAATTTAGTTGAGCCGATAAAGCCGGTTGCGGTGCGGACGCTCTTTAATCATATGGAGTTACAAAAAGAGCGATTAACGGCATACGCAGTGGAATTTGAGGTTTGCTACTCAATTCAACCGCCACTCGAAGATGGCGAATATCCACAACCAACAGATGATCCAACGCACCCAGATTATCTGTTTAATGTGTATGACGGCGAATTAACGCCACCGCATTACCTTGAGCGGATTACTGGCGTGATTACTGCCCCCGAAGCAACAACAGGGTTTGATATTAAAACGGAGACAAAAAAATGAAAGTAAAAGCGAAAAATGGCATTAAAGTGCCGAAAGAAAATAGCCCTTTTAGCTATATCGAACAAGAGCCAGTCGAAATTGAGGCAACGCTCTACTATCAACGCCGCATCGCTGATGGCGATTTAATTGTGGTCACAGAAACCACTCGCACAACACGTAAAGAGGTGAAAAATGACTAAAGTTGAATTTGACAACATCCCAACATCACTACGTAAACCGGGTGTCTATACGGAATATAACTCACGTAATGCTGTAACCACGCTCCCGACAAACGAGTCAGAAGTGTTAATTATTGCACCAATGACCACCGAGAGTGAAACGGCGTTTACCCTGCCGCAACGTATTTATTCTGACAAAGACGCAGAGGCGTTATTTGGTGCCGGCAGCTGGGCGCATTTAATGGCTCGTATTGCCATCCGTAATAACAATCTCCTTAATTTATCAGTGATGGGGTTAAAAGACCACAGCGCAGGGGTCGCAGCGACCGCAACATTGACCTTTGAGGGAACAGTCACGATGACCGGCGTGGTGACGGCAAAGATTGGTGGCGTAGATTATCAAGTCCGAGCGGATAAAACCGAAACCGATACTGCAGTGGCAAATCGTTTAATGGCGGTGATTAACGGCACGGCAGACTGTCCAGTAACGGCAAAACTCAACGAAAAAGTGTTGACATTAACCGCGAAATGCAAAGGGGAAGTTGGGAACGAATTAACACTAGCCACTCAAGTAACCGCAGAAGGCTTAACGATTACCTCCACTGCCTTTGACAGCGGAGCAACGAATGCCGAACTGGCGCCCGCGTTAGCAAGTATCGCAGGAACGCATTATCACATTATTGTTTCACCGTTTACCGATGATAAAAATGCCAAAGCACTCAAGGAGCATTTGGTTAGTGTTGCCTCGCCAACGGAAGACAAGCCGGGCATTGGTGTGATGGGGTGGCGTGACACAATGGCAGCCGGCACCACATTTACCGAAAAACTCAACAGTGAACGTTTAACGGTCGGTTGGTACAAAGGTGCGATTGAGGCAAACGCACTGATTGCAGCGGGTTATGCAGCCATTATTGCCCGTGAAGAAGATCCTGCTCGTCCATTAAATACCCTTGAGATTTTGGGGTTAACTGAGGTGGACGCAACTCAAACACCACTATTGACTGAGGTTAACCAAGCCTTATTCCACGGTTTAACGCCAATTACGGTGGTGAATCATACCGTGCAAATTATGCGTGCTTTAACCACTTATACTCGTAATCCAACCGGCGAAGACGACATTGCTTATCTGGATTTAACCACGATTCGCTCGCTTGATTATGTGCGTAAGTCGATTCAGCAACGTATCCGTCTGCGCTTCCCGCGTGAAAAATTACTCAAGCGAACCGAAATGGCGGTACGCTCTGAAATTTTAGATGTATTGCGTTTGCTTGAGGAGTTGGAGGTGGTGGAAAACGTCCAGCAAAACAAAGATAAATTGTTGGTGCAACGCAACGGACAAGATCCAAATCGTTTAGATACGGTTATTCCGTCTGATGTAGTCAACGGATTACACGTAGTGGCGAACCGTATTGATTTAATCCTATAAGCGAGGTGAGAAATGGAAAAATATGCTGGTAGTGCCGTACTGGAAGTGGACGGCAAGGAAATTGAAATTGTGGAGTTATCCGTTACCAAAAATCCTGGTCGTAAACTAGTTAAAGCCATGAACTCAAAAGGACGGGCTAGAGGGTACGCACAAGGGATTGCAACGTGGGAGTTGTCATTAACCGCAGTAAATCCGCTTGACGATACATTAGGGATTGATTGGTGGGCGATAGACAATGCCAAAGTGACTGTGTATCCACTGGGACATAATGAGCAACGCACCTCTTATGTGGAATGTTTTGTCACCGAAGTGGGTGAAAAATACACGGTAGATAATGAAGAGATGATTGATATTAAGATGTCCGCGTTAGATGAGGTGAAAGAATAATGGACAAGTTATTACTGGGTATCACTTACCAGAACCACGTGCATTATCACTTTGATGTTCTCCCGTTGACGCTAGCGGGAGAGTGCCAAGCGATGGAGGTTATCGAAAATTTAGGCTTGCATGATATTGATACGCTCAACTATCAACAACAACGCCTCGTTGAGTTAGCCTATCTTGCACAACAAATGACGATTGAGGGTATCCCGCGCGATGTCTTAACGCCAGAGTTTTTGTTTAATGCACTCACTACCGATGACTATGTGTTGATCAATGAAAAAATTGCCGACATGCGAAAAAAGCGTATCGACGCTGGGGCAAACCAAGCGAGCAACAGCGTCGACTAAAGCGACGCTATGTGTTACGTGATGCAGTAAAAAATTATCAACTTATCACGGTGTTACTTGCCAAAATGGGCTTTACTGCTGCACAAGTGGCGCAAATGAGTGTAATTGAGGCGCAAAGCTGGTTAGCTGTTTATTTGGAAAGTCAAGGGATTAAACCAGTAACACAGGGCAATACAACACATTACATTATTCAACGTAAAAAGAGGGCGTAAGCCCTTTTTTTATAAGATTTAAATGACGTTTAAATGAGGTTTAAAATGGCAAATATGAAGCTCGGCATTGAGATTACGGCACAAGATAACGCCAGTAAAGTTGTCAAAACGGTCGGTGATAATGTAGCAAAAACGACCAAAGCCACCGAACAGCAGACCGTGAAATCGGGCAAAAAGATGGAGGACAGCTATCTTAAAGCGGCGAGGACATTTGAGCAAAGCTATAACCAACGCAAGCAAGCCTACCGCACGATGGAGTCTTATGGGCTACGCTCTGAACGGGCGATACAAGCTGAAATCAATCGTACGCGAGAATCTTATAACCGGTTACGTAATAGTGGCGTGATGTCAAGTCGTGAGCTTGCCAGAGCGACTGAAGCACATCGTCGAAAAATTGCCGAGTTAAATGCCGAAATGGGGAAAACGACATTTGGGCAAAAGATAGGGGCTGTGGGCGGAACAATGATGCAAGTCGGGGCTGGTGTCATGGCGGGTGCGATGGTAATGCGAGAGCCAGTACAAAAAGCCATGACTTATGACCGTCAATTAGCCATGACAGCCAATACGGCGTTTTCAGACCGCGATGTTGCCGGCAGAATTGCGGGCAAAAAAGAACTACATAACGCGGTGAAACAAGCTGTCGAGACAGGTGGAGGGACAAAAGAAGAGGCATTAGGGGCATTAGATACATTGCTAGCCTCTGGGGCAGTAAAAACAGATACTGCAATGGCGCTATTACCGACATTACAAAAAGCGGCAGTGGCAACGGGTGCAAGCACAGATGATATTGCCAAGATTATGATTTCATCCATGCAGCAAATGGGTATCAGCGAAGATCAGATTGGCGCAGTGTTGGATAAAGCCGTAGCCGCAGGACAAGCTGGAAACTTTGAGTTAGCTGATATGGCACGTTGGCTACCACAGCAAATGGCTGCAGCAAAAGCCGCTGGCTTAAGTGGTATGTCGGGGTTTGAAGCGTTATTAGTTGCTAATCAACAAGCGCGCGTTACAGCAGGTACATCGGATGAAGCGGGAAATAATCTTGTTAATTTGCTCGCAAAAATCACATCGAAAGAAACGAACGACCGGTTTAAAAACTTGGATTATGTTGATCCAAAGACAGGTAAGAAAGTCGGCATTGATTTTGTCGGCTCAATGGAAAACTACAAAAAATCAGGCATGAACTCACTAGAAGCCTTTAGTCAAATTATTAATGATGTGGTTGGTAATGATAAACAATATCAAGCCTTACAAGCAAAATTAAAGACTGCGAAAAAAGAAGACCAACATCAAATTTTGGATGAAATGGCGAAACTAGTCGAAGGCACGGCAATCGGGCAAGTAATCTCTGACCGCCAAGCATTGATGGCATTAATCGGTATTCGAAACAACGCCGAACTGGGTAAAGAAGTACAACAACAAATTAGCAATGCACAAGGTGCGGTTGATACATCTCACAAAGTGGTTGCCGATACCGCAGATTATAAAGTCAATGATTTAAAAAATACGCAAGAGTTTGCACAGTTAAATAACTTAAGTGGCTTTAATGCCACACTAGGTGAAGTCTCACAAACATTAAGTGAGTATGGCAAAAAATACCCAGAATTAACCAATTTTGTTGTGGGAGCGACGGACGCAGTGAAAACTTTTGGGGCGGCATTGATGGCTATCTCTGTGATGGATTTGTTGCGTGGAAAGGGCGGTCTTGGTGGACTAGGTGGGGTATTTAGTCGTACCACGACAACAACAGGTGCTGTGACTGGTGCAGCGACTGCAGCAGGTACTACATTAAGTCGAGCTGGTACAGGATTGCTCTCAAAAGCAAAAGGCTTGGTTAGCGTGCCAACATTGGCACTTACCGGACTTGCGATTGGTGCAGAAAATGCAACAAGTTATTTTGCACAGCAAGAAGCTAAAAATGAGCAACAAGCTGACAGCAAAAAGCAATTTTATCAAGCATTAAGCCAACAAACAGCGCCGAAAACCAATTATTGGGCAGGTTATCAACCACCTACCACGACGACTGCAGAATCCCAAAAAACACAAAATGCGATGGCATTAGTCTATGGCGGAGCAGCAATGGCGTTTGATAATGAGGTGGCAGCAGAACGCGTAAAACAAGGCACATTAAGCGAAGCAGACTATCAAGCCAGAATTAATCGTAATGCAAACCGGATTGAGCAATGGCGAAATACAGCGACTGATACGACTTATCAGGGCTTAAAAAATATTGATATGACTAATGCTGGTAACCCATTGCAACAAGCAGCACGCAGTAGCCAAGCAGATAAAACTAATTTAGCAAGCGAAGTACAGTCAATGGGGCAAACGTTGTCAGAGACACTTAAGCGGATATTAGATAATCAAAGTTATACGCTTAAAAATCTGATTACGGTTGAGTTGGACGGACGACAAATTGCCGAAGCCGTCTCAGAAAAACAATATCAACATTTTGTGAGGGGGTAAGCAATGGGGTGGACTGTACCAATTCGTCAAGCGAGTTTTCGCGGTGTGAAATTTGATGTGATTACGGTTGATGATAGCTTTGACCGAGATACTGTTGAGCATGCTTATCCGTATGTGAATGGTGCGGATATTGAAGATTTAGGGCTCACACCCCGCACTGTCACGTTTGAAGCTATCTTTAATGGACCGGGTTATTTAACTGATGTCAAACGACTGCTCGCGGCATTACAAAAACCAGGAGCCGATACACTGACACATCCCATTTTTGGGCGAATGCAAAATATGATTTGTCGCTCAATGTCGTTACGCCACGATGCTGATTATATCAATTATGCGTCTGTGGATTTAACGTTTGTCGAGACGACACCCGCATTGCCAATATTTTTATTTGATTTTTCGATTTTCGGAAAAATCGACGAGCTGCTGTCCATGTTAGAGGACTTTGTTGATGATGTACTTGATTTTTATGCGGCGATGATGGAGGTTGTGAGCTTTGCTTTTAGTGTGAAAGACCGATTGCTTGGAGCCTGGGGCGGTATCTACTCGATTGTTGACTCTGTGAGTCAGTTAATTGATGAGGCAAGTTTTGACTTGCCTGCGCTGGTGACAGCGACAACATTTAAATCGCATTCTGCAAAAGCGGTGAAACAACTTGCTAGCGCACTCGACACTGCCATCAAAGCACGGGCTGAGATGATAGCCGATGAGGAGACCACAACACAAACAGCGTCAAAATCAGCAGGCTTGTTATATAACCAAAACCGCTTTAACGAAGCCTTGCTATTAGTGCGTCAATTACAACAAATTGCCGATGATGTGGTTACAGGTAAAAATGACAGTTACTCACGTGAGCAAACACGCATTAAATCACGCGTAACGACATTACGCAAAGAGGATGTGAAAGAAATGGCGTGTGCGATTAAACTCCTCAGTACAACAACACTGGCTCACTTGACCGCACAACTCATTGCCGATGAAGTTGACAATTTATTGCCATCCGAAATCGAAACGATGGCCACAACCGTGCGAGAGTTAATCCAAGACTGCATTACGACTGTCCGTGCATTACAAACCAAACAACAGACGTATCAAAATCGTGGTGAGATTGAGACTGCACGTTATACAAGTGCTTATCGTGTGATTGAGCAATTACGTCAGATGGCACAAAATTTTACTGTCTTAGCAATTAATGCGATTAATCAAAAACCACCGTTAATCATTCGTGAAGCTCCGATAACCGGGACGTTGCAACAAATTGCACATGCCTTTTATCAAGACTATACACGTACTGATGAGCTATTGCGTCTTAATCCACAGATTATTAATCCGAATTTTATTGAAAAAGGAGCGTTGATTAATGGCTACACAGTATAACTATCCATACGACAACGAAATTGCTGTTGAAATTGACGGTAAAGCGCACAGTAACTGGAAAAGCTATGACATTGACAGCGACTTTTTAATCCCCGCTGATGCGTTTAATTTTGAGATTGGCACACCTGCCACGCATACGGTATTACCAGACTTATCAGGTAAGGAGGTGCAAGTTAAAATTAATGGACAGGTAATACTCACTGGGATTGTCGATGCAACACAACATCAAATTAGCAAAAATAGTCGGACATTTAGCTTAAATGGACGTGATAGAGCGTCCATTTTAGTGGATTGTTCTGCCCCGACCACAAATGTTAAAGGTTTGACGGTATTAGATGCAATTAAAAAAATTGTGGAGCCACTCGGGATTAAAAAAATTGAGTTGCGAGCAAAAGACAATAACCCCGTGATTGATAAAATTGATATTGAGCCGAGCGAGACGGCGTGGAGTGCGGCACTGCGATGTGCAAACTTTTCTGGATTGCATCTGTGGTTTGATCCAAATGGGACATTAATCGTGGGCGGTCCGGATTATCGTAGTCCGCCAGTGGCAACCTTATGTTGTCAAAAAAATGGACAACGTAATAATTTTGAGCAAGCCCAACTTACGTATGATATTTCGCAGTCGTTTAGCGAGGTCACGTTTTTAGCACAAAAGCACGGACGTAGCCATGATGACAATAAAAACAACTTAAAGTGGGTGTGGCAAGATAAAAGCGTCAAATTTTATCGTCCTAAAACCGTCGTGATACACGACGCAGAAGACCTAGAGTCACTAAAAAAACACGCAAAAAAATATCTCTCAGATGCTGCACTCAATGCGTTTACGCTGACAATTATTGTCCCTGACCACAAAACAGAAAGCGGAGTATTGTGGCAACCAGGACAACGCGTCCACGTTATTTGCGAAGAATACGATATTGATGCGATTTTTTTTGTCATGGGACGACGTTTTACGCTCTCACGCTCACAAGGAACACAAACCGAATTACGCTTAAAACAAGATGGCATCTGGATTCCTGACGCGTTCCGCGAACATTCAAAACGTGCGCGGAAACGCAAGGGTAAGAAAGCCAAAGAACTAATTGCACTAGGACCAAAATCATGAGACAGATAAGACAGCAGATTGGACAGATGATTGATAATGCTGGTAATGCGATTCGGCATGTGTTTCGTGGCAAAATCAATCTCACAAAGTCCGCAGACAAAATCCAAAAAGTGCAGGTCTCGGCATTAGCCGATGAAACGTTGCAAGATGTCGAGTTAATGCAGCACTTTGGTTTTACCTCACATCCACCCGCCGGCACAGAAGCGTTGATAATCCCAATTGGTGGTAAAACCTCGCATAGCGTAGTCGTGGCAACCGAAAATGGGCAATACCGGATTAAAGCATTAAAAACAGGTGAGGTTGCTATCTATGACCAAAGTGGATCGTCGATTGAGTTAAAACAGGGCAAAGTGATTGATATTACGTGTACTACGCTCAATATCACTGCGCCGACGATTAATATTAAAGGCGATATCACACAAAAAGGCTCTATCACAAATAACGGCGATGTGACCTCAAGTGGCGTGTCATTGGTCGGTCATACTCACACTGGCGACAGTGGCGGTACAACCAGTCCACCAAATTAATCAATCCTATTTCTTAAAAGTGTGGTGCTGAACTCCAGCACCACGTTTTTTTTTACCCACTCTCTATCATCAACAACATGGACAGAGAGATCAGCCCGCTTACCGGGGACTACACATTATCACAGACAGATACACTGCAAAATGCCGTGTATATCAGGCTTACAACTCCTTTAGGCTCTTGGTGGGCAGATGGGCGTGTAGGCTCCCTGCTCCATTTAATTCAGCGAGAGAAAGATAAAGAACGCGTTGGTTTACTCGCTCAACAGTACGCAGAAGAAGCCTTACAGCCGTTACTGGATGACGGGCGAGCGAAAGCAATTACCGTCGATTATCACCAACCACATAACGGCACATTGCAACTCTTAATTAGTGTGACTGATGCACGTGGCAAAACCTTTGAGTTTAAACACCCTGTAAAAGTAATTTAACTGTAATTTAAAGGACATTTAAATGTATCTCGTACCAACACTTGATGAGATTAGACAACAGATATTACGTGACTATCAAAGTATCAATCCAACGATTGATATTAGTGTTGATTCGGATACTTTTGCGCGCGCAAGTAGTTTAGCCGCTGTTGCAGAAGGCTTATACGCACATCAAAAATGGCTTATCAAACAATTTTTTCCAGATTCATCTGACACGGAATACCTCGAAAAGCACGCAGGTTTACGTGGATTACGACGTAAAAATGCGACCTATGCCGACGGACAAGCAACTGTAACAGGGTTGACTGGTGCTGTCATTACAGAAGCGATGCAGATTAAAACGGACGATAACCGTTTTTATCAGACAACTCAAGCCGTCACGATTGGTGAGTCGGGTACAGCGGTAGTCAATATTAAATCGTTAGCGATGGGTAGCCAACAAAATGTCAATAAAGCAACTACTGCGAGCTTTATGTCTGCGCCGACAGGTGTCCAATCTGATGTCGTGATTACAAAAGTGACGGGTGGCACAGATGCAGAAACGGATGCGTCATTACTTGCACGCCTGCTCGAATTAATCCGCCGTCCACCAGCGGGTGGCAATAAATACGACTACAAAAACTGGGCATTAGAAGTAGATGGCGTAGATGCGGCTTATGTCTATCCGCTGCGGAGAGGATTGGGGACTGTTGATATTGCGATTACCAGTAATAACGCATTACCGAGTGATGACACCGTAACCCGTTGCCAAAACTATATTGATATTGTGCGTCCCGTTACTGCGGTCGAATCAAGAGTGGTAAAACCAGATGTGACACAAATTAATTTTGACATCAAAGTCAAAGTCGAAGGACTGACTTTACCGGCAATTACTGCAGCGATTAACAGCGGATTAACTGCTTATTTTGACACATTGCGTCCCGGTGATGACTTAATTGTATCGCAGCTTGAAGCGATTGTGAGTGATATTGTCGGGGTGGTTGACCGCCAATTCAGTGCGCCAACGGCTAATCGCAAAGCGGATGTAATTAATAAAATCGAGTGGTTTCGACTCGGTAATATCAATGTGACGGAGTTACTCAATGAGTAAGTATGCTCCTGTCCTCGCACACCTCTATCCGCCTGTGAGTTACAACATTAATGGCGAAAATTTTAAAGCACAATGCGCTGTCGACGGACAAGCGTTTGATCGCTTACAAGCGAGTGCAGAAGCGATTCTTAAAGTTATTGAGCCTGCAACCTCTAATGAGTTATTAGCAGACTGGGAGCGATTGTGCGGTATTACAACGGATGTCTCAAAGACATACAGCGAGCGAGTTAAACGCGTCATTATCCAGCTCAATGCGCTCGGTGGCTTATCAATACCGTACTTTTTGCGACTCGCTGAAAGTATCGGCTACACCATACAAATCAAAGAGTTTTCACCGTTAAAAAATGATTTACCAAATGCAGGTGATATTCCGATTCAAAACTCGCCAACAGAACGTTTGATTTTTATGTGGCGTGTTACGGTGATTAACGGTGATGACAACATTATTTATTTTCGCGCAGGACAATCATTAGCGGGCGACCGCTTGGTCGATTTTGGCGATCCAATTATCGAAGAGTTTTTCAAGGATCTAAAGCCCGCACATACTTACTGCTACTTTGCATATCAATAATTTAGGAGAGAGTACATGAAAGATTTAATGCCTGTCATAACATCAAATGATGGCCGATTTCACAATGGTAATCCAGCAACGGGCGAACTAGGTACAAGAGTTACAGCACAATATCTAAACAATGTACAAGATCACATACGAGATGTTGAAGCAGAGTTAAAATATGTATTGTCAAAAGCAGGACTTAATCCCAATGATGCTAAAACAACTCAAGTCTATGATGCCATCATTGCGATTATTAACGCTAACCGTCGTAGTGCAAGCACAACAAGCAAAGGTGAGGTGCAGCTCACTGATAGTATTAATATGGCATCCAGCGTGTTTGGTGCGAGTGCTCTTGCAGCTAAAACCGCATACGACAAAGGAGTGCAAGCACTCAATGCTGCAAACGGCAAATTGGCAGCTAACGGCACTGCGGTAGCGGCTAATAAACTTGCTAATGCACGTACTATTGCGCTAACCGGAGCTGTATCTGGTTCGGGTAAATTTGATGGTAGTGGGAATTTGTCTATCTCTACGGTTGATAACTTAACTATCGGTCTTGTTACTAGTACATCTGCAACTGGTATATCTAACGTTGCGACATCTAACAGCAGCACTTATCTAAATGTTGTAGAGACGAGAGGAAAATCTGCAAACGCAGTAGGATCATCAACACGTGTAACTGGGACAGGATTGGCTGAGGTTTATAGTGATGCAACTGGTGTATTAACAATTCGCGGCAATCAAGATGTTAATAAATTAGACAAAACGGGTAATCAGATATTAAATGGTAAATTAACAGTAGATGATATATTGCTTGCAGCTAACAATAATAAATCGTTATCTAAAATCATTGATGCAATAAATAAACTGTTTACTGGTGACAGAGATGCGTTCAAGGGCATTGTTAACGGCTGGGGAACATCAGGAACAACGCCACTCGGCATAAGCTATGATTTCACCAACCAAAATGCGTGGTGGATTAAGTTTGGAGCCCTGTTCGGAGGGCTAATTATC